TAGGATCAAAAGATCCTCAGGCACTTCTAAACCATCAAGCCTGCAGTGGGGTGAATTTGGATATGTAACCGGTATTGGTAGTTATGGGGGAACTAACCAATATAAGGATAGAATTTTCTTAGGAGATGATGGTACTAATGCCAATCCAGTAGGTGGATATTATTACACCTCAATGATGGAGCACACTCCAGGTTCTATCCAGGGTGTTCAAAATACAAGAAATTCAGATAACGGTGTTGTTGCTGTTCTTGCTCCATCATCAAATAGTGGTTTAGGTGGAGCAGATTCACTTAAAGTAGATCAATGGAACGTAGATAATATTAGAATTGATGGAAATGTAATTTCATCAACAGACACTGATGGTGATATTGACCTTGATCCCAATGGTTCTGGTGAAGTCCATATCCCAGACGATACATTCCTGTCGTTTGGTAATGATAAGGATGCAAAAATTGAATATGATGAAGACGGTGTTAATCAGTTAACCTTTACTGGTGCTGATATAAGAATCAATATTGCAACAGAGTCTAATACTAAAGATACTGGTGCTCTTATTGTTGAGGGTGGTGTTGGTATTGAGAAAAACCTCAATGTTGGAGGAAATCTCAATCTTGAAGGTGGTGCTGTCATTGATGACATCAAAATTCAAGATAACGTAATATCTTCATTATCCGATAGTAGTGATACTCTTTACTTAGATCCATTTCCCGATGGACTGAGTAATGAAGGTACTGTTATTATCAAAGGTAGTCTTCAAGTTGATGGCACAACAACATCAATTAATTCTACTACGTCAACATTAAATGATCCAATTTTCCATATTGGTGATTTAACTAGTGAAAGAACCGTAATGACAACGGTTGTTTCTGGTGTCAGCACAATTAGATTGGATTCTGTTGTTGGTATCAATACTGGTGATATTTTATCTGGAAATGCAGGTCTGAATGCTGGTGCTGCAAATACAGTTTCATCATATGATTCTACAAATAAGATCGTCACTCTGCAAGATGCCACTATTTCTGGTATTGCAACTGCAACTCAATTAACTATCACTCACGCATTTGATACTAATACCGATAGAGGTATTTCTTTTGCATATAACGATAGTCAATCACAAGTGGGTGGTGGAACCACTGGTAATAAAACTGGTTTCTTCGGATATATCGACCAGGGAAATGTTGGAAGTGGAGCTACAAATAGATCTTGGACTTATATTCCAGAAGCAACCATTGCAAATAGTCTTGTAAGTGGAACAAGAGGATACTTAGATATCAAAGGTATCTACTACCAGACTAGTGATTTTAATCACAATGGAATGGTTTATTTTGATGTTGATGGTCTTCAAACTTCAACAAATTCACCATCCTCCGCAGTTTCTGCTTCTAAACAAGTAATGACTGCAATTACAAAGAGGGTTCTTAATCTTCCTAGTAATGTTACTTTATCAGAAGGTGATATCGTTAAACAAGACACTAGCGGTGCATATGGTGTTGTTGAAAGTGCAGTAAGTAATGCTGCTACAGTCCCTCTGATTGGAGTTGAAGGGACATTTAATACATCAAATAATTTAAGAAAAGAGGGTGACAGCGGATCTATCGAAAATCTTTCCGTGATTCCTAGTAGTGTTGGTGTGATATATACTGATAGACCACACTGGACTGACACTCTCGATGGAGGTACTTTCTGATAATATGGATAATCAAAGTGAAGTGGATGTAAATGTTCTTGTTAAACTTTATAATTCTAAATTAGCATCATTAACAAATCAAAATGTTCTTCTTGAGGCAAAACTAACCACTTTGTCCCAAGACTTTCGTGAAAAATATGAGAAATTGAAACAAGAAAATGTTGAACTAAAATCAAAGTTAGAAGTACAGGAGTAATATGGCAAAGCCATCAACTAGACAAGGTTTAATTGACTATTGCTTACGTCAACTTGGTGCTCCCGTTTTAGAAATTAACGTGGATGATGATCAGATTGATGATCTAGTTGATGATGCCATTCAATATTTCAACGAACGTCATTATGACGGTGTTGAAAAAATGTACTTAAAATATAAGATAACACAAGAAGATGTAAATCGTGGTCAGGCAAAAGGCACTACTGGTGTTGGTATTGTAACTACTACAGCAACTTCTGTAGATAGTGGATCTGGATCTTTTACATCAAGTTTTTACGAAACATCAAATTTCATTCAAGTACCAGACTCTGTTATTGGTGTTGAGAAAATTTTTAAATTTGATACTAATAGCATTTCTGGAGGAATGTTTAGTATTAAATATCAGTTATTTTTGAACGATTTATATTATTTCAATTCAGTTGAACTCTTACAATATGCAATGACGAAGAGTTATCTTGAAGATATTGATTTCTTATTAACTCCAGATAAACAAATTAGATTCAACAAAAGACAAGACAGATTATATCTTGATATAGATTGGGGTTCACAAGAAGTAGGTGAATTTATGATTTTGGAATGCTATAGGGCATTAGATCCAGAATCATTCACTCAAATTTATAATGATAGTTGGATGAAACAATATCTTACTGCACTCATTAAGAGACAGTGGGGAAGAAACCTCAGTAAGTTTAGAGGGGTAAAACTTCCTGGTGGAATTGAATTAAACGGGGGGGAAATTCTTCAACAAGCAGAATCTGAATTATCGGACATCAAAGCAAGAATGATGACCGAATATGAATTACCACCCTTAGACTTTATTGGATAATGGCTCTTAATCCTTTTTTTCTTCAAGGCACACAGTCTGAGCAGAGACTAGTTCAGGATATAATTAACGAGCACCTGAGATTTCATGGTGTAGAAGTAACGTATATTCCTAGAAAATTTGTAAATAAGAAGACGGTTATTGAAGAAGTTCAAGCGTCTAAATTTGATGATAATTATTCAATTGAAGCATATGTTAATACATATGATGGATATGGTGGTGCAGGAGATATCTTAACAAAGTTTGGTGTAAGTATAAGGGATGAATTAATACTTACAATTTCAAAGGAAAGATTTGAAGATTTTATTGCCCCATTTATGGCAGGCATTGATGATGGAACTGAAGATAGTGAATTACCAACCCCAACAAGACCCAGAGAAGGAGACTTAGTTTACTTTCCTCTTGGTCAGAGATTGTTCGAAGTAAAATTTGTAGAACATGAAGATCCTTTTTTCCAATTAGGAAAAAATTATGTTTATCAATTAAAATGTGAACTCTTTGAATATGAGGATGAAGTTATTGATACTTCTATTTCAGAAATCGATACTCAAGTTCAAGAAGAGGGTATCATTTCTACTCTCAAACTGATTGGTATTGGTAGAACTGCTACTGCGACTGCTGTTATACAAGGAACAGAAACTAGTGGATATGTTAGAGAAATATTCTTAAACAATGATGGTTCTGGATATACTTCAGCACCAACAATTGGATTTACAACATCACCAACAAGTCAAAGTGGTGATACTGCAGAAGCGATAGGAATTCTTACAACTAAAGGTGGTGTTACATCTCTTGAGAAGATTTTACTTATCAATGCTGGTGCTGGATATACTGTTACACCCACTATTACAATTTCTGGTGGTGGTGGAACCGGTGCTGCAGCAACTTGTCGTATCGTAACTAGTGGTCAAGGTGTAATTAGATACAATATCACAGATAGTGGTGTTGGATTTGGCACAGCACCTGTAGTTACAGTTGCAGCACCTCCTGCAAGTGGAATTAGTAGCACTGCGGTTGGTATTGCATCTATCGGTCTCAATGCTGCTGGAACAAACATACTGAAAGCGATCTACGTACAGAATCCAGGTAGAGGATATAGTTCTGCACCAACAGTTACTATTGCAGATCCAGAGTCACTCAGTGGTCTTGGAACGTTCTTATTTAATGAAGTCATTATTGGAGAGAGATCTAAAACTGAGGCGAGAGTCAAAGCATGGGATAATGATACAAATATACTCAAAGTATCTAATGTTAGTATTGGATCAACTCAACTTGGATTCTTCCCAGGAGAAATTATTAAAGGAAAAGAATCTGGAGCAGAGTATCCATTACAGTCCTTTAATCAGGATGATATATACAATGAGTACACTGAAAATGATATCTTTGAATCTGAAGCAGATGATATCTTAGACTTCAGCGAATCTAATCCCTTTGGAACATTCTAATGTTAGGAACTTATTACTATCACGAAATAGTTAGAAAGACAATTATATCTTTTGGAACACTGTTCAATGATATACATGTTCGTCACCAAGATAAAAGTGGTAACGATATCAGCGACTTAAAAGTTCCTCTTGCATATGGTCCAGTCCAAAAGTTTTTAGCAAGACTAGAGCAGCAGGCAGAATTAAACAAAGCAGTTCAAATCAATTTGCCAAGAATGTCATTTGAGATGACATCTATTGCATATGATTCTACTAGAAAATCAAGTTTAGTACAAACCTTTAAAACTTGTGAAGATGGAAGTAAGATAAAAAAAGTTTTTATGCCTGTTCCATATAATATTGGATTTCAACTGAATATTCTTTCTAAGTTGAATGATGACTCTCTTCAAATTTTGGAACAGATATTACCTGTCTTTCAACCACATTTTAATCTTACTATAGACTTAGTAGAATCAATTGGAGAAAAAAGAGATATTCCAATTATTCTAGAATCAGTAAGTTTTCAAGATGATTATGAAGGTTCTTTCGATACTAGAAGAGCACTTATTCATACATTGAATTTTACCGCAAAGACATATCTGTTTGGTCCTATCGCAGATAGCAGCGATGGTCTCATCCGTAAGGTTCAAGTTGATATGTATAGCAGCACTGATAGAGCAACTGCT